ACTCACCATATGAAAAGATCTACATCGTTCGTTCTCTAGTCTCTACCAGAGAGATTGGTTTCCTACCTGGCGACCACGAAGATAAGTCTTCTCTCTATCAGATTCCATACAAGAACATGGTTCAATCCATGTTTGAAATGCCTGATGACAATTCATATGAAATGTTGTATGATAATCTTAAGGCACAAGAAACTATCTCGTTCTGGTCTACCAGTTTTATTCGTGGTACTACATTAGATAATGCTATTGTTATTATTGATGAGTGTCAGAACCTAAACTTCCATGAGTTAGATAGTATTATCACTCGTGTTGGACAAGATAGTAAGATTATTTTCTGTGGTGATGCTGCACAAACTGACTTGCAAAAGATCAGTGAGCGTACAGGCATCATTGACTTCCAACGTATCCTTCAGAACATGGAAGAGTTTTCGTTGGTAGAATTTGGCATTGAAGACATCGTTCGTTCTGGTCTTGTTAAATCATATCTTATTAACAAAATTAATCTGGGTTTATGAAACTCTTTAATCACGTAGGTGGCATAGATCCTATTGAGATGTCTGCTGAGATGGTAAATGGAAAACGGATGTATCTTACACCAGAAGGATACAAGTTTCCGTCTGTCACCACAGTGATTAGTAACAATGCTAAAAAGAAAGCAAGCATTGCACGTTGGCGTGCTAGAGTAGGAGAGGTAAAAGCTAATGCTAAAACCACTCGTGCTACAGGTCGCGGCACAAAGTATCACTCTATTGCAGAGGATTATTTTAACAACGAATTAGACCTGAAAAAGTACAGAAAGTTCCCACTTCCTGTGCTCATGTTCCACCAAAGTAAGGATACTTTAGACCGTATAAATAATATTTACTTACAGGAAGCTGCGCTTTACTCAAAGCATTTGGAGTTAGCAGGGCGCGTTGATTGTATCGCTGAGTTTGATGGCGTGTTGTCTATTATTGATTTCAAGACAGCAGAACAACCTAAGCGTGAAGAATACTTATACGACTACTTCGTTCAAGAAACAGCATACGCATGTATGTTACAGGAAAAATATAAGATGAGTGTTAAACAACTCGTCACTATTGTTGCTTGTGAAAACGGAGAGACTCAAGTTGTAGTGCTTCCTCCTAAGAAAGAATATTTCATCAGATTGATGACCTACATCTCGGAGTATCAAGAACGGTATGGACAAGAAACAATTATTAGAGGATAGATTTATGACATCTGCGAAATTTTCGCAGGAAGTGGAGAAGATTGCACACCACAATCCCGATATGAACTACATTGATTCTGTCATCCACTACTGTGAGGAGAATGAAATTGAATTGGATAGTGTAAACAAATTGATCAGTAAACCACTGAAAGAAAAGTTACGTCATGAAGCACAAGAGCTTAACTTTATGAAGAAAACTAGTCGTGCTAAACTAATGCTTGTATGAATGTTCTTACCATTGATTTGGATTACATATCAGATAAGTATGCCAAGTTAGTAGATAACATTTATAGTAATGACTTCAGTAATAAAAGATGGGGAGAGTTCTACAAGAACACATACTATTCTGAAGATCATTTCAAAGTAAATATAGATAACTGGTTGTTCATCCTTGACGTTTATACAAAAGCATTAGCTGAGTGTAGTAACGTTGCCTTTGGATACGAACATGACAGTATCCTGTTTGATTTACAGGATGTTGATGATCAAATAAATATTTTAAATATTGATCAACATCATGACATATGCTATGTCAATGAACAATACAATGAAGTCATTGAATATGATATTGTTTCACAAGCTGACTGGGTTCTGTGGTTAGTAAAGAATAAAAATCTTTCTAGTTATACATGGGTCGGTAATCAGAACTCTACCCAATTAGATAAAAATGTGGTACAATTAGAATGGAATTTCAATTCTTTACTAAAAGAGAATTTGAATATTGATACATATAAGTTTGATTACATATATGTTTGTGCGTCTCCACAATATCTTGCTCCACATCATTGGTATCATTTTGATATCATGAAGATGTTATACAAAAACATATGTGGACTAGAACCTAAGATGCACCATGATAAATTTGGTTATGATCTTAAAAAGTTTTACAAGTACAACGGCAACAAAGTATGAGTTTCTTTAAATCTGATATAGTTAAAGGTGACATTCAAGAAATGTTAGAGTTACAGCAGTTCTGTTTCAGATCTGCAATGAACTTTGTTCTTCTTGATAAAGATAGAAAGAGAGATTATTTTGAAGCACTTGAAAAACTAATAGATAAACAGAAAATTTTCTACGCTCGTGCTAAACTGAGCGATGACCCTGAGGCAAAGTCAGTTATTGAGACAATGAAACAGGGTGTTATTATGTTAGGTGCTACACCTGACGCTACTATAGAATCAATGTTTGATGAGCTACTACAAAAGGTAGACCGCATGAAGCAACAACTAGAGGCAGGGGCTTGACGCCCGTTCCCTTGCCTGTTATTATGTTTGAGTGATAGGGCACTAAAACCAAATCCAATTAAATCCGAGGTAATCTAATGTCATTTGCAGATCTAAAGCGTAAATCTCAGAACAACTTCTCATACCTTCAGAAGGAACTAGAGAAGTCATCCAGCGGTAAGAACGTTGATGATAGGTTCTGGAAACCAGAGGTTGACGCTGCAGGTAACGGTTATGCTGTTATCCGATTCCTTCCTGCCACAGAAGGTGAAAGCATCCCATGGGCAAAAGTGTACTCCCATGCCTTCCAAGGTGTTGGTGGATGGTACATTGAAAACTCACTCACCACTCTTGGCGACAAGGATCCCGTCGGTGAAGTGAACCGCCGTCTCTGGAACAGCGGTGACGACGCAGATAAAGAAACTGCACGTAAGCAGAAGCGTAAGCTTTCTTACTACAGCAACATCTATGTCGTAAAAGATCCTAAGCACCCTGAGAACGAAGGAAAAGTATTCCTTTACAAGTATGGTAAGAAGATCCATGATAAGATCCTTGCTGCTATGCAACCTGAGTTCCAAGACGAGACTCCTGTCAACATCTTTGACCTTTGGGAAGGTGCTAACTTTAAGTTGAAAATTAAAAAAGTTGCAGGTTACTGGAACTATGACAGCTCTGAGTTTGATTCTGTTTCTGCTCTTAGTGCAGATGATGATGAACTTGAAGCGATCTGGAAGAAAGAATACTCACTAGAGGCATTCACTTCTAAGGATCAGTTCAAGTCATACGAAGACCTTGAGAAGAGGTTGAACCTTGTCCTAGGTATTGGGCAACGTCCTGTTGCTCCACCTGTTGATGAGTCTCTTGAAGACTTGAGCACAGGTCGTGGTTACGATCATGCTGCAGATAGTTTTAACGAACCAGTAGCATCTCCTGTAAAACAAGACGCAGTTGTTGATGATGACGATGCGTTGTCATACTTCGCACGTCTTGCTGAGGACTAATAATGGGAACAGAAATGTTAGCGGTGCCAGATCTTCTGGCAGCCGCTTCCTTGAATCTTAATGATGCATGGAACATGTCATGGGGTGAGGGTATTCAATTCCTAATCGTATTAATTATCCTATACTATGTCAAGAAAAGTATTGATTTGCACTTCGCAAGAAAGACTGCACGAAATACTATCTACAAAGTAAAAATTGTAGAAGGTCACATTGATGTTGACCACGGAGATGTCGTTACTCACCCTAAACAATGGTAAGAAAATACCTTAAGGTATTAACTCATCCAGTAACTCAGTTCAATTTATTGACTGTAGGTATGCTGATTCTTATTCAAACTATTCATACCAGAGCACACCATTCATATGAAGTTGATGTTCATGGTTATGTGCATCAGTTCATACAAAAGAATCCTGACGCTTGTCCAAAAGACGATTGGTAATTCCATAAATCTGGAAAAAATTTTTCAGCAAATTTTTTGCTAAAAAAGTCAACCAGTTTTCTTAAGACGCTGACTAATATAGTTGGCGTCTTTTTTATATAAATTCTTTTTCCTAAAGTCATCTACGAATGACTGGAAGTAAGCAGGTTTGAGTAAGTATATTTCTCTCTTCTCTTCATTCTTTCTATAAAAATCTTCAGCAACAGTTACAGGACCACAAATAGCACTTCCATTTACTATGGACACAGTTCCGTTATTGTTTATCTTGTGTTGTGCATTAAAGAATGCTTCATCAACACGTAAACCAGCAGCATACTGACCAATCTTTATTGTTTCATAGTAAGCGATCTCAGTGTACGCATCATCATACTCTGACTCTAACACTTTATTAACTTCATGGTTACTCATTGGCCAGTCATACTGTGCATTTACCATGTTGTTTGTCAATAGAATAACCCAGTCATAAAATGGATCTCCATATGCTCTTTTTGCCAAAATATCAGGACGTTCTCCATCTTCAATCGCATATTTTTTAAAGAATACAGCGTATGAGAACACATCATCATTCAATTTGTATCTACGAAAGAAGTTCTTTGCAGTTACAAAATCTGACTCTGAGAAAGGATAACTAATCGGTTTCTCATCATATTCTATGTTTGGTAGTAAAGAAAAATACATTAGAAACCTCTCTCGTCAACGTCCTCTGAGAATACAAGTTTTGTTTCCATGAAACTAAGTTTTAGTTCTGTTGAGACTGGCATGTTTCTATTAAATGTTGCATAAACATTATCAGGAGTATAGTTTACGCTAACATCTGTAATAGCACACATCTTATATCTAGGAAGAAATCTATTTCTTTCAGCACCTCTCATAAAGTTAACAGCACATACTTTAGGAACTTGAATGAAACCAGCTTGTAATGCACCCTTTCCTTCATAACCAAAAACTTTGGTATCAGAATCTAAACTGTATTGAGGTAACATTGCTTGCTTAAAAATTTTAATGATAGATTCAATTCTCAACGCATCTTGATCATCAAATGGTGCTAACTTAAATGTAAGATCAAATGTTCTTAGTTCCATGCTTTGAAACAGAACTTCCACGTTTGGGTTTCTTGCCACTCCAGAGATACCACCAAACAAATCACCAGCAGAAATACTATCTCCAGTTATTTTATTAGCAAGACCAGAAACAATTGATGCAGCAGCTTCAACTTGTCCTTTTTTACCAAGTGCATTTCCCAAATTTTTAGCACTTTCTTGTAACTTTTTAACATTACCAGTTTGACCAGCAGCTGCGATCATTCCAGTTGTCATTGCTCCAAACTTTTTACCTTCCCATTTTGCAGCAAATGTATCTGAAATATCCTGTGGCATATACAACATGATTTGTGGATATGCCTTGTCTTTAAAATATTCAGCAGAAAATGCAGTAGCATTATATTGCTGTAGAGTTTGATTTACTACCTTACCATCAGGTGATACTTTATCTTGAAAAGGTGGTTTGTAATCATAGAAGTCAAACATTACAAAATCATCAGCTTCACCAATCAGCATGTCATGAGGAAATCTAACAGAACCAGCAGCATTGGGTGCTTGATCTCCAGCACTTCCAAATGTGCTTTTTAATGTTGGATCAGTTTCTAATGTGGGTTTAACGTCATCATAATATTCGTTAACTCCTCTTGGATACTCTTTTCTTAGTTGCTTATCTTTATTACTACCTGGTCTAACCTTTACATAAGTATATGACCCAAATTCCACAACCTTCATGTAATAAGCATCTGCTTCTGCATTATAATAATACTCAATACCAGAGGTAAAACTAACAAGATTTTTCCAACCACCACTTCCTAAAGGCTCCATGCCTTTATCTTCGTTTACTATTATATCTGGTTTCGTAGGAGTTATTGTTGGCGTTTCTGCTTCTAACGGTAATCCTGACTCAGGATCTCTTTTAGGTTTCGCACCGCTGCCAGGTTTATTTGGACTGTATTTATTAGGCATTATGTAGCCATCTCCCTAGATTTTGGTGTACCATACCCTTTAACAACTCTTTGACCTCTGATTTTGTCATAGAAATTTTCATTGGTATCTTTCCAGACATCCTCCTTACTAATAGGAAATGCCATACCATTCATGTCTTTCACAAAATCTTCTGTTGGTA